GAGTATTTTCATAATTTATTTAAGACAAAGAAGTGTATTCTTCATAATGCAAAATTCGATATGAATTTTATGGTATATGAATATGGTTTTGAGTTTCCAGATTTTGAAGATACTATGCTTATGCATTATTGTCTTGAAGAGTCTGTAGGTACTCACGGTCTTAAACCTTTAGCTTTACGTTTTACTGATCTAGGTGATTATGAAAAAGAACTAGATGAGTATAAGAAAGCTTTCGCCCGTAAAAATAAAATCAAGCTAGAAGATTTTAACTATGGGATGTTACCTACAGAAATCTTAGCGCCTTACGCTTGTAAAGATGCAGATGCTACTTTTCAGTTATATCATAAGTTTGCTTCAAAAGTATTAGAAAATAAGTATTTTTCAAAGCTATATAATGAGATTCTTAAACCAGCAACTACAGCTCTTATGAGGCTGGAGTATAATGGCGGTCCTATTGACTTTGAGAACCTAGCAAGGCTTGAGCATGACTATACTATTGATATTGAAGAGTGTCTAGCAGAAATTGAAATGCACGAAGATGTTAAAACTTTTGAACGTCTTCATAATAAAACATTTAATCCTAATAGTACTCAACAACTACAAGAACTATTCTTTAAAATTATCAAACTTAAACCTACTAAAAAGACTGAGACTGGTGCTTGGTCAGTAGATAAAGAAGTAATGGGAGAGCTTGATCATCCACTAGCTAAAGCTATTTTAGATCTTAGAGAGAAGACTAAGATGTTATCAACCTACATCTCTAGTATTAGAGACGGTGTTGATGCAGATAAAAGACTAAGAAGTGGTTTCAATATTCATGGAACTACCTCTGGTCGTTTGTCTAGCTCTGGAGTATTAAACTATCAGAATATTCCTAGAGATAATAAAGATATTAAAAAGCTATTCAAAGCTAGACCTGGATATAAGATTGTCCAAGGTGACTTAGGTACAGCTGAGGTTTATATTGCGGCTGCACTTAGTAATGATAAGTTTCTGCAAAAAGCGTTTATTGAGAAGTTAGACTTCCATTCTTATGTTGCAAAGCAGATTTTTAATCTACCGTGCGAAGTAAATCAGGTAAAGAAAGACTTTCCTGACAAGCGTCAACATGCAAAGGCTATTACGTTCGGTATCATGTATCAAGCCGGTCCCGCAAAAATTGCTGAAACTGCTAGCGTAAGTCCTAACGAAGCTAAGCAATTCATCGCTAAATATTTCCGTGAAGCTTATGCTCTAAAAAGTTATATTGAAGATAGTAATTCTCAAATTGAGAATAATGCATTTATCTATAGTTTCTTTGGTCGTAAGCGTAGATTACCAGAATCTAGGTCTCCTAATCCGGGAGTAGCTAAACACGCTATTAGATCAGGAGTTAACTTCTTAGTACAAAGTGTTGCATCTGATATTAATATTCTAGGATTAATTGATCTTATTAAGTGGATTGACGAAGCTGGTTATCAAGACGTAATTCTACCCTTTACAGTAGTTCATGACTCTATTGTTGCTGAAGTTAGAGAAGATCTAGTAGATTTATATATTGAAATGACTAAAAAGTTTATCCAAACTGATAGAGGGTGTTCTATTGAAGGGTGTGCAATTGGTATGGACTTTGAACTAGGTCCAAGCTGGGGTGAACTCGAAAATTATAAAAAATAGTCACATGCTCTAAATAAATAAAAAACTATTAAAAGATATAGTAAAGTGATACAACTTAATCTATTAGCAACTTTTGTTATTTAAAAGTTGACTAATAGGTTATACTATAGTAAAATTAAAGTAATACTCTAGTAATAGAGATACAATCAAGGGGGAAAACTTCTTGCCCGCAAGCAAGTTTTAGGGAGAATATTTATGAAAACATTATATAAATCAGCACTGATATTAGGTATATTATTAAGTGCTACAACTCAAGTAGTAGCTGATGAACCTAAAAAAATATCTATAAAGCAAGCTGAGAAGTACTGTAATTTAAGTGCTCAAACTAAATACGCGCATCTTGCAAAATATTGTAACAGATTAACTGCAAAAAAAGTTATTAAAGAAAATACAGTAGTAGCTTATAATACAGAAGAAGACACATCGGCTAATTTTTTTAGACAAGATAGGACTAAAGTTGAGTCTTTTAATTTCTTTGCTGGTTGGCAGCAATTACCAGCTCCTCCAGTAGAAGCTAAAAAGACTAAACCTAAAAAAGAAAAATTAGAAGTAGTAGATTTAACTACTTATGTTCCTAATACAAAAATGTCTCAGTCAACAACAAAAGAACAACCTTTTCGTAGACAAAATCCTACTCCCAACCCACCTGCAGAGCCTATTCGTGCTGCAAGAGAATGGGAAGGTGCTAGTGCTAATAAAAATAGAAAAGAATTAAAAGAATATTTAAGTGATCGTAATAATACTAAGGTAGATCCTCTATCTATAGCTTGGTGTGCAGCATTTATGAATGCTGTATTAAAAGACACTGGTTATGAAGGTACTAATAGTTTAATGGCTAGAAGTTTCTTATCCTATGGAACTAAAGTCAAAGCTCCTGAAGAAGGAGATATTGTAGTCTTTAAAAGAGGTGCATCTCCTGAAGCAGGACATGTAGCTTTTTTCGTAGGTTATGAATATATAAATAATAAAAAATTTATTAAAGCATTAGGTGGGAATCAAAAAAAATCTGTAAATATGGCTTTATATCCTGTAGAAAGATTACTCGGGATAAGGAGAATATAAGTGAATAGTCTTATACCTTTAACAGATGAGAGGTTGTATAATCAATCTATTAAAGTTGAAAATCCTAAGTCTCTGAGTATAAAAATGCTCAGAGACAAATTAATAAAAGTAATGAAACAGCAAGACGGTATAGGCATAGCAGCTAATCAAATTGGTAGATCAGAAGCTATGTTTATCATGTATAAAGACGATAAAATTATAACTTGTATTAATCCAAGTATCTCTTGGTCATCTGATGATAAAGTAACTATAACAGAAAGGTGTTTGAGTTTTCCAAAAACTGAAGTAACTTTAGCAAGACCTTCTAAAATTATTGCTGAATATACTAATTTTAAAGGTGATCGTATAATCGAAAAAATATCTGGCATAGAAGCTAGGTGTTATCAACATGAATTAGATCACTTAAACGGAATAACTTTTATACACAGAAAAGATGAGCAAATTCAGTAAAATAACTTTTCCAATTTTTGGCCTAAAAGACTTAGTTAAGTTTGAGTTTACATTAGATAAGATATTTGTTACGATAAATAATCAAAAATTCATAGTTGATGATAAAAATATAAAAAATCAAAATTATTTAAGCAGATTAATAGAGTTAGATTCTAGAAAAGATTATCAAAGACTTAAATTTGATTTTACTATTAGAAATATTGAAGAATTAATAAAATCTAATTGTAAAATTGCTATAGATAGTTTAGGTAACATACATACTCTAGATATAAAAGAACAATTTAAATACTCTGAGAGAGAAATAACAAAAATAAAACTACCTTATATATGGTTTAAAAATATTAGCTATCCTTTTAAACTTGAACTAGAAAATATATCTGAAATAACAGATAATAGTTCTTTTTATTATGGAAAAATGACTTATATTAATAAAAATTGGTATTTTTTAGGTATAACTGACGAAAAAACAAACAAAGATAAAATATGGATATAAATGACTCATAAACTAAACGTAAAATCAGCTACAATATCTGATAAAATATATATCAAAGAAGAAGATATAGAAGATAGATCAGCTTTTGAACAAGCTTACACATATCAGATAGTAGATGATTTTCATTATACGTATGAGTATAATGAAAATAATGGTGTTTATGCAGTTCCTAGTAACTCTTACCATAAACTTAAAATCGAAAATGTAGAAGATCTTAGAAATTTCGAAGATGCTATACATAATTTTTCTTTTAACGGCTCCCTAAGACCAGAACAGCAAGTAATGGTCGATTCTTTTTTTCAAATCAATGATAGAATTAGAAGTGGTTTGTTCCAAGCACCTTGTGGTTGGGGTAAAACGTATGTTGGATGCAATCTAATAGCTAGAGCTAATAAACCGACTCTTATTTTATTACACACAAAACTATTATTCAGACAATGGATTGAAGAATTAGAAAAACAAATACCAGGAATAAAAATTGGTAAAGTGGGTGACGGTCTACTAGATATACAAGAGATTACTGTTGGAATATATAAGAGTGTTTTAAATAATATAGACGAATTACATGATAAATTTGGTTTGTTATTAGTAGATGAAGCTCATTTATGCCCTGCGGATATGTTTTCTCAAGCAGTAAATTCTATTAATTGTAGGGCAAAAATAGCAATTAGTGCTACTCCTAGAAGAAAAGATGGAAAACATATTGTTTTAGATGACTATTTTACTACCTTTAAAGCGTATGCAGAAGACCCCCGTGTATTAGCTATACCAAAAGTTGAAATATTCCAAACAGATATTAGATTTAATGTCTTGGACCCTAAAAGGGATTGGAGTAGGCAAACAAATAAACTAGCTCTTAACTCAGAGTTGCACCGGCTGATTGCTGAAAAAGCCATAGAAAAAGTCAGTCAAGGTAGATGCATTCTCATTTTAGGAGAACGTCTAGATTGGTTAAGAGAATTAAATAAACTTATACCTAATTCTGTACTTATGATAGGCGGGACTCTAGAAGAACAAAGAAAAGAAGTATTAGAAAATGTAGGTCCAAAATATAAAGTAGTATTAACTACAAAGTTATTTGATGAGGGTATTTCTTGTCATAGATTAGATACATTATTTTTAGTATTCCCTTCTAATAATCCCATTAAATTGGAACAAAGAATAGGAAGAATTATTAGAGAGCATGTAGATAAACAAAGACCTTTAATTTGTGATTTTTGGCTAACAGGAGCTATTGTTTCTAAACAACAAAATAATAGACGTAACTGGTATATACAAAGAGGATACTCTCTATAATAATGTATTATTTCAATTGGTATGAATTATTACAAAAATCCAAAAAAGATTATGATTCAATAATTATATTGACTTATGCTTCAACATTTAAGTATAATAATAAGATAGCAAATAGCTCATTAGATTTAGTAAAAAAATTAAATATTCATAGAATACCTAACTGGTTAAATAGGTATTTAATTATAAATAAGAACTTTGAGATCTTTAATCAATATAGTGTTGAAGAAGCTCAAAGTTATTTTACTAATCCAAGTTTTCTACTATCAGTAGTACCTGTATCTCATAAAATTCAGTATTTATGGTTACTATCACATAGAAGAAATGATGAAAAAGTTAACTATATTAATAGAGACTTTTTTAAATTAAAAGAAATAGATGGTATTAAAAATAATCCATTTATTAGTATTGAAAAAGATAAGATTATTTTTATCTTAGAAAATACCTACACTCAAAGAACTTAGTTCAACATGAAAAGGAAATACACAAATGGTATCTTGGGATAAAGCAAAGGGCAATACTGGCTCTAACAGCTCAGCACGTAAAGAAATTGAAAGAATTAACATCGGTATTGGAGATACGAGACTAAGGCTTATTGGCGAAGTTTTACCTCGTTATGTTTATTGGGTAGTTACTACAGAAGGTAAGAAGATGCCTGTAGAATGTCTACGTTTTGATAGGCAGAAGGAATCTTTTAACGACTCCATCAAAGATCCTATGAAGGAAATTAGTGAAGATATTTATGCAGAAAAGCCACAGTTCGCTTATGTATGTAACGTAATTGATAGGACTGATGGTAAGGTAAAGATTTTTGATCTTCGCTCTACTATTTATAAGCAAGTTGTAGATTATGCTACAAACCCAGATTATGGTAATCCAGCAGATGATGAGTCTGGTTATGATATTACTATTAAAAAGGAAAAGACTGGACCTCTACCTCAAAATGTTAAATACTCTGTAATCCCTGCCAGATCTAATTCAGCAGTGACAGAAGCTGAAAAGAAGCTTGAGCTATTTGAGCTTGATAAGATTTATAAGAGGCAGACTTATGAAGAGCAGAAGGAGTGGTTGCTTAAGAATACTTCTTACTTTGCTGGAGAAGCATCTGATGAGTTTAAGCCAGAGAAGCCAGAGGATCTTGATTAATGGTTAAAAAGTCACTAGGAGATTTTGATACTTCTACAGCGCTATTAGATACTAGTAGCGAAAAGACAGCTCTAAGAATTAATGAACAGGGTCAGGCTCAAGTTGACCTAAACGTACTAAGAGAAAAGTGTAGTGTATTTTTTGCTACACCTTGTTATGGTGGTTTAGTTACTGATCAATTCTTTTTGAGTATTTTTAAAGCTTCTCAAGAATTAGTAAGACATGGTATTACTTTTAGACTTACTACACTAAGAAATGAGAGTCTAGTAACGAGAGCTAGAAATATTCTTTCAGCGATGTTTCTAGATTCTGGAGCTACACATCTATTTTTTATTGATGCTGACATAGAGTTCGAACCAGATGCAGTTATTAGAATGTTAGCAATGGATAAGGATATTATCGCAGGCGCTTATCCAAAGAAGGCTCTTCCAGTTCAATATGCCATGAACTTTAAATATACTGATCCTGTTAAGAAGCAGATTAGAGTAGAAAATGGAGCTGTAGAAGTTTGGGATGCGTCTACTGGATTCTTTTGCATTAAGCGTGAAGTATTTGAAAAGATGATGTTAGCTTATCCCGATCTTCATTATAAGAATGATAGTAATATTGATCCAAAGCTACAAAAGTATTGCTATGCTCTATTTGATACTATGATTGATAAAGATGAGAATGGTGATAATAGATATCTATCAGAAGATTATACTTTCTGTAGACTTTGGCAGAGGTTAGGTGGAGAAATTTGGATGGACCCAAATACAAGACTTAATCATGTAGGATCTTATACATTCGAAGGTGATCTAAGTAAGCTCATCTCTATGGGTAGGTAATTCAAGACATAGCTCTGACGAAGCAACGTTAATGCACTCCGTGCAACGTACTATGTCTCTCCGAGACAGCTATATTGAACACCGTGGGGGATCGCTCTTGAACAGCTCATCACCTGCGGTGTTTTAGTTATCACACATATGTCATAAGAATAGCATATATTTTGATCTCCGTCAAACCTAAAAATTTTAAAAGCAGGAATATCAATGAAAATATTACATAGTGCTGATTGGCACATCAATCTACATAGAAAAAAAGTTCCTTCTGAATGGAGTGCTAACCGTTTTAGACTCTTTTTCGAAGAACTACATAAGCTAGAGTCTTCACATGATATACATATTATCTCTGGTGATATTTTTGATAGGAAACCAGAGCCAGATGAAATCTGCTTATTCTTAAGTTATGCGAACTCCGTTCGTATTCCAACTTATATTATTCCAGGTAATCACGAAGCTACTAAAAAAGGAGAAAGTTTCTTTGAATACTTTCATGAAGACTATGCTCTCGCGCATCCAAATTTGGTTCTTATTACAGAAAATCAACGTGAAGATTTTAATGGGCAGAAGTTCTATTTCTTCCCGTATGCGGAGCTTCAAAAAGACAATCTATGGCCTGCCGAGAGAGATGAAATTCTCGTTGGTCATATTCGTGGAGAAGTTCCCCCGCATATTACGGCAGAATATGATTTTGAAAAGCTTCGTCCCTGGAAACTCATACTTTTGGGTGATATACACTTTG